GATGAGATGTTTCTCTAATTTTATCAACATATTCAGTAACATATTTTAAAGGTATATTATTAAGGGCAGCATCAAACCTGTGGCCTATTTTTTCTTCTTTCATTTCTAAGCTGTAATAAACAGCTTTTTTACCATCTAACATTGCATTACTAGCTAATTTAACAAGGCCCATAGATTTACCACCTCCTGTAGGGGCTAGTATAATTGCAAGTTCACCACCTGCAAGACCTCCTCCTATAATGTTATCTAAACCTTCCATAGCAGCAACTGGCTCCCTATTTTCTGTTACAAGCCTCTTTTCTACATCATCCAAATAATTATGACCACTACTTTTTGGCTCACCCAACTTTAAGCTGTCTCCTATTATGACAGAAATGTTATCATAATCTTCTAGCTCCCAAGCTTTTGCAGCTTTTAACAACCCCTTTTTTAAGCCTTGTCTTTTACAAAATTCTAAACTAACTTCTTTAACAAATTTTTGGTCGTTATGCTTATATTTAGAAATTATATCTATCAGCTCAATTAACTGTTCTTGCTGTATTCCAACTTCTTTATATTTAATTAAACTAATTAGAGTTTCATAGTTTGGAACAAAATTGTATTTAGCTATATATTTTGATATGTGCTGAAATAAAATCTTGTGCTGTATATTGTCAAAATGTTTAGCATATAGAATGTCTAATATTTGCTGAGAAAACTCTTCATCTTCAACAAAGCACTTGATTAGCTTAGTTTGAAAACTAGCTTCTTTCATTGCTTCCTTTCTGCCAGAGTAATCATCAACACCTTCAAAGGCGTCAATTATTTCATTAGCATTTAAATCTTTTATTTCTACGTTTTTTTGCATTAATATCTGTTGAAGTGTTAATAAATAAGTTTTTTTTTAATTGTTGTTTTTAATTTGTTTATATTGTTTTTCACCATAAACTCTACAAAGTCTGAAAGCGGCTTTTATGGTTTATAAGTTACTTTTTTGCTCTTTCTAAAATCTTAGAAGAGTAATCTTTTTCTTTGGAAATCAATCTATTAAAAGGTCTAAAAAATAAAGATAAATCATTATTAAAAATATGCATGCTAAAACCATCTTTAACCAACATATTCATGGCGTTATTTATACCTCTCTCCTGTTCTACGGAAGGCATTATAATTATACAATCAAGTATTTCAGTTACCTCATCAATAGCTTTTTGATTTACCATAGGATTTTTTAAGTTCATCAACTCTCTATTTAACTCTATAACCTGTCTACCATTAATTATTTGTTCATATATTTTCAAGGGCTTTTCCTCATGTTTTTCCCTTGCCTCTTTAATGAGCTCATCTAATGTGTACCTTTCTTCAAAAAACCTGGGGAAATATGTTTTCATTTTTTTCATGCCTACACCTTTTAGTCCAGAAATACAATCAGAAGTATCCCCTTCTATACACTTGGCAAACAATGCGTTTTCGTGTGTGTATCCAAATATTTCCTTAAAATTTTGAATTGTTATAACCTTTCCGTCTGAGGGTCGTATTACACACACATCCTCATCAACTAATTGGTGAAAATCTTTGTCGCTACTATATATTATTACACTCTCATCTTTTGACTTGTTTTTAACGTACAACCCTAATAAATCATCTGCTTCTACATATTCAACCTCAACTTGCCTTACACAAAGTTCTTCAAGATAGTTTTTTACTTTTATTTTCTGTTTTAAAGTGCTGTACTTTCTCTGTCTTTCCTCATCTATTTCATCATCAGTAAAGTAGTAAGATTCTTCATCCCAAGACTTGTTTCTGTTACCTTTGTATAAAGGATAAATTTTCTGCCTAAAAACACCAGACATAATTCCATCCCAAAAAACAACGACTCTATCTGGCATAGTTTTGTCAACAATAGACCTTAAGCTATCTAGAAAACCGTAAGAACCTCCACAATGCTCACCTTTAGAAAAAAGGTCTTGCCTTTTCATGAAGTTTCTTTTAAGATTCCATTCGCCATCTATTAATAGAACTTTTTTCATTATTTGCCGCTATACTTTTTCCAATCTTCATCAAATCTTAATTCCCAGTCAGACCTATGTTCTTTTTTATAATTATTTAAGTCAGCAGTAGTATCTCTCACGAACCCGTGGGCAGTACATAATATTTTATCTTTTACAGATATATTTGTAATGTGATTTTTCTCTACAACAATAGCTGTTTTAATAGCAAAAGACACATTAACACCCTCTTTGGTAGCGTAAACTTTAGTAGAATTTGAAAGAATACCTCCCATTCTAACAATAAGACTTGCTGCTTTTGTAATACCTTTACCTCCATAGGGAGTTAGAGTGTTAGCAATAGTTCCTTCGTATGCATGGTTCACAATTAGCAAACTTGCACTATAAGGAAAATCTGCACGTTTTGTTGCAGATATTTGCTTTTCAATAACTCTGTGTATTTGTTGGGTTAAAACTTTTGCTGTTTTCATAATTGCTCCATCAGCCTCTTTTTCAATAGCTTCTCTTTCTGCTTTACTTACTACATTTCCAATCGAATCTATAATCACTAAAATGTCAGTAGGTAAATTACCTTCCCTCTGGTCTTTCAGTCTATCTCTAACAAATTTTGTAATATCTTCAACCTCCTCAATAGAGTCCACATAAATCATATCTTCTTGAGATATACCCATTTCTAAAGCATGACTCCAATTGAACTTCTTTTCAGTGTTTACGAAAATTGGTAAAATATCATTATCAATTGCACCCTTAGCAGCTTCAAGGGCTAAAGTAGATTTACCAGAATCAGGGTGACCATAAACCATAGTTACACCATACATGGGGATGCCAGGCAATTGTGTTGTATCTTGATATGCTCTACTTAGAGGAATCCACTCATCTTCTTTATATATAACCTCTTCTATGTCTAACTTTTGTCTATAATCAGTTATAGAAAAAGTCTTTTTTGATTTTACTTTTGGCGTATCATCTTTATCAGTGTTTATTTTTGATTTTGTCATTTTTAAATGTTTTAATTATTATATTTTTAATCTTCAGTATTTGATTGATTGATGTTCATTGATTTGTCTAGTATTTTCTTTATAGCATCATAAGGTAATTCTATAAAAACTTCATTTAAAGGCTTAACTAAACTTCTTAATGTATTCGTCTTTTCTTCATCTGGCAACCCGTGATGGTCTACCATTAATGGAGATTTAACTGGTACTGGCATCAGGCTTGCAGTATCAGAGTCCATAGGAAATGTAATATTAATATCATTACCTTGAGAAACATGAGAAATGTCTCCGTAATATTTGTTTTTATAAAATCCTGCAATAGTATTTAATACCGTCTTAGAAAATCCCCACCATTTTGGACCCTCATTCTCCTTGCCTCTTATTACTACTGGTAAAAAGTGTCTAGTTTTAGCTATCCTTTTCTTTTTGTCATCACTATCTGGCTGAGTGTTAAGATGTTCACAAATAGGGCAAGGTCTACCATATGCAGATGGGCATACAACCATTTTTGAAGTACCTATATTCCAATGAAAATCAATTTTTTGATAAGCCTTACCTTCTAGCGGAGGGACTATCCTTAACTCCTCTCCTTCTGATGGTAATTTACCTTTTTTGGGATTATAAGTAACTTCTCTTAAGTCTACTTTTACTCTGTTGTTTTTATCTGTAAACGAGTTAGCCTCTTCTACATCACTTAAAAACTGTTCAACATTCATCCCTTGACTTATGGGAATCTGATTTGAATTAGTTCCCCCAAATTCTACATTTGAGGGAACATTACTTCCTTCTTTCATTTTTCTCTTTTTAAAGTTTTAATCAGTCTAAAATGCCATTTTGGCTTGTTGGTGACCGTGTAAACAACTCTCTTTTTTAGAGTGTATTCATAAATAGAAATGTTTTTTTATTTCTTATTACAAAGAAAAAGAAAAAAATAACAAAATGCAATATATCTAAACAGAAAATAAAACTACTTTTCAACAATATTTTTCAAATGTTGAAAACATAATTTAGGAAGTACATTCCATATAGTTTTTACCAGAAGAAAAATCAATATCAAAAACCATATCGTTATACTTAGAGAGTATATTTGTAATTTGACCTATAGAATTTATATCGTCTGGGTGTATGTCCATAACAAAAGAATCATGCACCTGAAACATAAATGAAGATTTACTATTTTTTATCCATAATTTTAACTCTTGTATTTTATCAACAACTATTTCAGTAGCTGTGGATTGTACGTAATTATTAAAAGCTGCGTAAGACTTGTTTGGTTTTATTAATGTGCCAAAAGGATTTATTATGTACCCAAGCTCTTTGTATACGTTATTTATATACTCTGAAGTAGTTAATATAGGAGATAAAAATGCTTTAACATTATTCAAACATGTATCTTCATCATAATTTTCAATTTTTGAAATTATATTTTTTATTAATTTATCTCCTCCACCATACAGAATGGCGTGATTTACGTCTTTTGCAACTTTTCTATGCTTCTTAGTAATTTCTACATCACCAAACATTGCTTTTGCAGTATTATAATGCAAATCTGAATTCATGTTTTTTAATATAAACTCTTCATCTCTAGATAAGTACATAGATAACCTAGTTTCAAAAGATTTATAATCAAAAACTATTATATTTCCACCTTCATATCTTGATATTATTTGATTTCTTATATCACTGTCTTTAGGAAGCATTTGTGGATTAAACGAGTCTACACAATTGATTCTGCCAGTTATAGTTCTTTTATCAGAATATCTTAACATCAAATATTTTTTTCCATCATCCCAAGTACTTCTAACTCCGTCTGGCACCTTGAAATTCGCATTAAAATATATTTTATTGGTAGAAAGCCAAGAAGTTGTTTTGTCTTTTACGGTTTGCCTCATACATGAGTTTAATTCATCTTTTGTAACTTTATGATTACTTCTTATTATCTTCATTAAAATAGGTATATATCTATACATATTTTTTCCTAAAAAAATTTTATTAAAATCTTTTGGCTCTATATAGTGTGAATATTTAGACCAAAATATGTTTTCAGTTGTCATAACATCTCTTAGCTGGTCTATATAAACATATTTTACAGAATTATAATAACTAAATAAAGTGCATTCAATTTTGTTTATTAATCCTGTTAGTATTTTTTTAGAATCTTTACCGACAAAATTTAAACTAGGTATACTTATAGTATAAGTATCTGATTCATTATGAATGTAGCAAACGTTTTTATGAAAATATATAAAAGACCTTACTTCTTTATTAATGTTTTTAAACAAAAA